CGACACTCCAAACTGGTCGGGGGCTTCCGAGGCCATCTCCTTGATAAGGCCAAAGTGGGGGGAGTTACGCAAAAGCCGCAAGTCGGCAACTAGCTTGTCGTTTTCAATTCTTGGGTTCCGGGCAAATCCAACAACGGCATCAAGACCACTCCCGTGGTTCATCTTAACCTTAACGCCATTCTTGGCCTCCTGCATCAGTTCAAGTGCCGTCTCAAGGCTTTCCTTATCAACAAACAAATCGTGTCCTTTGGCCTCGCCCACCTCAAGGATTGAGACCCCGGCCAGTTCAAGCTCATCCATCTCCTCCTCATCCCTATAGGTGCGATAGGCAACCGCCGCCCTCTGGGATTCATCTGGGAAGTCGCTGTTGGCTTGGTCATCGCCCATAAATCTTTTGAGAAACTCGGCCTCGGACTCATCGCCTCTGGGTGTTGGGAGGGGCATGGTTTTTGTTTTGTGTCAAAGAAGGTCGCCATCGGCCTTGCGGTAGGATTCTTTGACCTCTCCACCGCCAGCCATCTTTAGGAATTTGTTCACCCTAGCCATCGCCCAAGCGTTGCGGCTATTGGGTTTCCCCCCCGTGATGGTCGGCCTGAAGCTTGTTGAGAACGCCCCTGCCCCCCGCCTAAACACTTTCTTTAGAGTGCCGAGAGTAGGGGCTTTCCTGTTGGGATGCTTGTCCTTGAACTCGGCAATTTTGTTTTTAAGCGTCTCCTCGTTCTGTTCTGAAACTTCAATGTCGCCAGCCTTGGAGCGTGTCGCCGCCGTGCCTTCTGGGTTTTGTTTGGAGCCTTTGATGCGCTCCTTGGGCGGGGCGGGGGTTGAGGCGGCTGACTTGGGGCCGGGGCGGGCAAGTTCCTTTTCCTTGTCCCTTGCCTCCATCTGCCCGACAACTTTCCTTGCCCAAGCATAACCAGCATCGCCGCCCCATCCATTCCAAGCTTGCCAGCCCTTTCCCTGCTCATCCCAAGTGCTTCCCTTCTTATCAACTTCATGCCGATCAAAGAAGGCTTTCATTCTGCGGACGGTATCAGGGGAGAACTTCACCCCCTTGATCAAGTCCCTTGCCCTTGCCAACCCAACCGCAGTCATTCCCTTCTGGCTTGCGGGTTTCTTTTCCCTCACATCCAAAGCCCTCTTTGCGGCTTCCCTTGCGCCCTCTGGCGGGGTGAAGTCAATGCCATCGTATTTGCCCAACTCAATCCCGCCCATCATCCCGGCGATGAGCATTTTCAACTCATCGGCGTTTAGGTTTTCCAATACCTCTAAACTATTTTTTTTTTGAGTCTCGCCGCCGGGAGTTTGTGGTGATGTCGGCTTCGTTGGATTGGAATTCCCGCCCGAACCCTGTTCGCCTTGGTCTTTGTCAGCGGCTTGTCTTTCCTCCTTGGTTGTGGGGATGATATTGCCCTCTTGAATGCCTGCGACAATCGAAATGGCCTGTTCCCTTGAGATGGTCGGGAAGGCCGCCGTGATGACCGAAACTGCGCCCTCCTTGGAAAGTGCCCCAGCGGCCACGGCGTTGATGATGTTGATAAGGCTTGCCACTTGTGCGCCGTTAAGAGAGATGTCGGAGACAGCTTGGCCTTGAGGCACTGAATCTCCGCCCTCGGTGACTTCGCCCTCCTCGCCATCTTGGGCCGGGGGTTGCTGTGCCACAACTTTGCCAAAGCTTATTGAAATGTCGGAAATGGTTTCTGGGGCTACCTCGTATTCGCCGGATAAGTCCTTGATAAGCTTGGCTTCCATCGCCCTTTGCCTCATCGCTGACTCAAAATCCTGTCCTCGCTCGGCGTAGATATCGGCGGCAGTTCGGAGTCCTGTCTTGAACTCTGCGATGGCACTTGCCGATTCCCTGCCTAGGTCAATGGAGACATTTGCGCCAAAATTAAAGATTCCCCTTGTGGTTTGCGTTCCAGCATCCCTTCCAATAATTCCCCTTGCAACCGCATCGGCCAAGACGATGTTCTTGATTGGCCGAAGCACCTTGTCGTTAAGGAGATTCTGGTATCGGCGGAAAGTGCGCCCTGCCTGTTGCATCTCAAGGCGGGCAGTCGGGCCGGACATGGCCGAGGGATCAACCGCAAAGGAGTATGGGATTCCAAGCCCAAGGCAGATGTTCCGCATGAGAACCTTGTGAAATTCCATGAACGCACCGCTTGGTCGGCTGGGCCCGTTCGGAAAAACAATGTCCTCCCCCGGCTCCAAATAGGAGATTTTGCCCGACTCAATTGTTTCAAGTTTTATGACATTGCCGCTGATGTTTTCGTCATTGGAGAGGGTGGAGAGGTCAGCGGCGTTGTTGTTGTTGCGCTTCACGATTGCGCTCTGTGCGCTTGCGGTCTTGGCGGCAATCTTTTCAAAGGATGTAAGCTCGTGGATGTCGGTTGCATCGTTGATGGCGGTGTGAAAGGCGGAAACCCCCCGGTATTGGTCAATGCGTAGCGGGTCAAAAAGATGGAATGCTTGGCTCGCCGAAATGGTGACTTGGAATTTGTAGAAATCCCCGATTGTCCGGCTGAAGATGTCATACGCCGTTGGCGCACCCGTGCTGGGGTCAATGTGGATTCCCCCAATCAGGTCAAGGCTTGTGTAAGCCCTGAAGGGGTCGCCGACCCTGTCCGCCTCGATGCCTTGAATTTTAAGGTTGCCGTCTTTGTCCCTGACCAGAACGAAGAGAAAATCGCCATCCCGAAGCATGGACATGATTGCGACCTGCATCAGCGTCCCCCCGCTGTGTCTTGAGGAGATGTCGCACTTGTCCCACCATTCAGCCCAGTAAGCCTCGATGTCGGAATTGACTTCTGGGTTGGCTGTCCGCGCCTGATAGGAGATTGAGCCAGCGACATGACCAGCAAACTTCATCAGAATGGAGCGGACAAGGCCGACATTCTCGGCCAAGTCCCTAGCCCTTTTCATCAACTCGACACGGTCATAGTTTGAGCGGTAATCCTCCGCCCCGGAAAGTGCGCTCGGCCCCTTCCGTTCCCTTGTGTATTTTACGGCATCGTATTCAAACTTGGTCAGTTTTTGTCGGGCAACCAGCCGATCCACCGCCCCCTGCGGATTGATGAAGGCAACCGCCCTATCAATGAAATTCAGCTTGGCTTTTTTCACGGCCCGAACTTTGCGTGGGTGGTCAATACCCGTGTGCCATCGGCAAGCTTGATTGCATAGGAAAGTTCCTCGATGGTATCACGCACTTCCCCAAGGTTGGCACGGCTAAACGAACGGCCAGCGATTGAATAGGATGCGCCCGCCACCGCAATCGCTTCCAAGCACTCAAGATATTTCGTGCGAAGACTGATTAAGGAGGCAGAGGGCAACCCGACAAACGAACCCTTAGCCATGCCCCACCCCTAGTGTCAAAATTCATTCTGCAACATCAGCCATTTCCAAATCCAAGGGCGTGACCTTGAGTCTGCCGTGGAGAGCCGCCCCGACAAGCCCCATGCATTCAGCGTCCAGCAAGTGATTGTTTTTTCCTATCTGCTTCCAGACAAACCTTTCCCGCCCTGTCATGGGGTTTTTTACCTTGACCTTGGCCTCGGCGGCGATGTGTTCGTGCCAAACCAGCGGGGTGTCTTGGGCGATGAATCCCTCTGTTTTGAGAAGATTTGAAAGGATGTCCTTGAAGGATGGGTTCGACCATCTCCAGACCGGGCAAAGCTTCCACTTCCACCCCGCCCTTGAGCCTGTGGCCTTCCCGCTAAAGGGGTCGCCGTTGGCAATCCTTGAGAACGGCCTTTGGATTTTTTGTTGCCCCACGATCTCTGAAAAGGTTGTTTTGTCCGAGCCAACCAGACTAATCCACCCATTTTTGCAACAATGAAGGTAGACATCCCTTGTCTGGTCGCCCGAGTCGCAAAAGACGCACTTGGCCTCCACCCCGAACTCTTCTGCTTTTGCTAAAATGTCCCCCCAAGTTTCAAGCCTTCCTGCCCATACCATCCTAGACTTTCCATCGGCATCCCAAGCCCTGACGACTGACCAAGCGTGGAATCCTCCGGCCTCCTGAATGTCGCAAGCCATGACAAGCTTCTCGCCCATCCGAACCTCGCCCATCCGATAGGCTCCCGGCTTGATCTCAATCTGTTCCCGCTCGTGTTCCATCCAAGGCTCGGCCAAGACCCGGTTCACAAAGTCCTGCAACCCCAGAATGCCATTGTGTTTGTCCTGTAAAAATTTGACTGCCAAGGAGCCGAATGTGACCCAAGGAGCGTAGAGGCCGTTGAGATGGTAGGAGCGTCTTCCGACTTCCCCATTGGGGTTTGTGACTCTCCACTCCCCTTCCCTCAGCATTTTTGTTTTTGAGCCGTCCCGAATTTGTTTCTTACATTCTGAACATTCATAGTAAGCCGTTGATCTTACTTTTCCAAAATCATAAACCCCTTCCTCCACCTTGCAGTCATTCGCCCATTTCACCTGTTCCCAAACGAGCTTCTGTTTATGGCCGCAGTAGGGACAGGGCACAAAGTAAAATCTCATGTCGCCCTTCTGCCACTCGTTCCAAATGATTGAATCAGCGGTGGTCGGGGTGGATGTCGCAATGACGAGGTGCTGGGGGTAGGTCGCAACCCTCGCCTCGGCCAACTGCAACGCCCCCGCCTCTTTGGAGGAGGAGCCATCGGAAAACTTGTCCACCTCATCCAGCATGAGGAGCGCAACCGAGCGGCTTGAAAGATTTGCGGGGCTGTTGCTTCCCACAAACCACAGAGACATTTTCTGAAAGTGCTGTTCCAGAATTTTTATCTTGTCGGTATCAACGGGCTTCTCCCTTGCAAGGGCGGGGCAGTCATCCACCATCGGCAACCATCTTGTTTCCGAGAATGACCTTGCCAAAGCCTCCGAGGGCATCACCCAGAGGGATGGACAAGGCCGCTCGGAAAGGCGGTAGGAAAGCCCCGCTAGGATGGTGGTTGTCTTGCTGGTCTGTGAACCCCAGACCAAAACAACCCTTCTGATGCTGTCATTCCCAAATGCTTCTAGCGGTTCCCGGCAGTAGGGTGTTAGGCTCGTGGAATAGGGGCCGGGGATGTTTGTGACCCTTGGCGAGAGAACAAGATTCTGCTCCGCCCATTCGCAGATGGATAGCTTCTTTTGGGGCAGGAAGAGGCTTTTAAAAAAATCGTCCAGCATTACGAAAATAGGGCTAGTTGTTCTTTATATTTTATACTATATGAATCGCCGCCCCTTGAGTAATCTGACCAAGGAATAAATTTATAGTATCTTCGAATTACCCACCGCTGAAATTTTTTAAGCTCTAAGTTGTCATTATTGTATACCATCGGGTAAGGCAGAAGCCCAAGCGAGTCCATCTTTTCAAACCTATAATATATGTCTTCAAATTTTTCTCCCGGCCAATACCCACACAAAAAATAAACCATTATATGATTTGGCTTAATACCGGCATCAAAAAGAATATTGATGCCCCGTAGAAAGATGGCTTCGTCTTTTCTGTTATCCCATGCTGTATAAATCCTTTTGTTTTTAAATTGATCATCTCTGTATTTTATTTTTGAAAGTTGCTCTGCTCCCTCTTTATGAATAAGGCGAACATTGATTCCCTGATTAAAAGATACCTCAAAATCGTTTTGAATTATTTCTTCTGTTTTTTCCCTCCAGCCCGGTTGTCCAAAAAAATCATTGTCTAATAATATTATTTGTTTGGGGTGAGGTTCACCTCGCCATATCTTAAAAATGCTTGAGTTGTCCCTTATTTTCCCTTCTTTTGTTGGAACAACGCAAAAAGAACATTTAAGGCGACAACCTCTTTGACTAAAGCCTATGGATTGTTTAAAATGCGGATAAATTGAATAGTCGTATGCATCAAAATCTAAACCTGTTATTTCCTCGATTGTTTGAGTCTTTCCAGACCCAGTCCCTCCAATTATGGCGTTAGGAAAGTTTAAAAGAAACAAGTCCCTTGCTGGCCTACTCCAAGCAAAAATAGAGCTTCCATAAACAGCATCATAGTCTTTTTCCCAAAGTTCCTTTTGTATTGATTTGGAAAAATAAACATCGTCTCCCTTGGCTTTGTGCCAAGCCGACAACTTCATGAGGGCAAGATTGGGCAGTTTTCCGTCTAGATGTGTAATTCTTACCTTCATTCATCGCCTAACTAGATAGTCCTTGGCGTAGGCAATCTGTGGGTTGGTGTGAATCCACTTGTGGCATCCCCGGCAAACCGCCATGAAGTGTTGCATATCATTTAACCTCTCCCCAAACCTTCCTTTTTTGTGGTGAATCTCGCAAGCCGTCTTACCGCATATTTCACAAGCAGGATGATTTTGCAAATAGACTCCCCGATAAACCGAGTAAAGTTTGTTTTGCTTGGCTCGCTTCTTGGAAACTGGCCGGAGCCGCCCGCCCCTCTTGAGTGGGGTTTTGCGTTTAAGGGGTAAGCGTTTCATCCCACAAACAAC